ATGGCGCATCGAGGGGCATCGCGGCGGCATGTACGCCATCGGCCTCGGCGGCGCGATCACTGGCCGTGGCGCGCACGTCCTCATCATCGACGACTACTGCAAAAATCGAGAACAGGCCGAGAGCGAAACCATTCGCCAGTCGGTGTGGGATTCGTTTCGCTCCGACCTGATGACACGTCTCGCGCCCGCGCACGCGGTGATCATCGTCGCCACCCGCTGGCATGAAGACGATTTGGTCGGGCGCATCTTGAAGGAGATACAGAACGAGCCGAAATTTCCCCGGTTCAAAGTGGTCAACATTCCGGCTCAGGCAGAGGATGGAACCTATCTTTTCACGGATCGATTTCCGGCGGCTTGGTATGAATCGCAACGCGCCGCCGTTGGCCCTTACGCGTGGCAATCACTGTACCAGGGTGATCCGCGTCCACGTCATGGCCATCTGCTGCGCGCCGACCTGGTCGCTGTCGTCGAAAAAATGCCAGAGGGCCTTCGCTGGGTTCGCGGCTGGGACCTGGCGTCCACCGACAAAGAACGCATCAAAGACGATCCCGATTTCACGGTTGGCACTCGCGCGGCGTATCACGGAGGATGGCTTTACGTCGCCGATGTCGTGCGCGGTCAATGGTCTGCGCCGAAGCGCGACCAGATCATCGTGGATACGGCAAAACGCGATGGCTCCGCTGTCACCGTCCGGTTGGAATGTGTCGCCGGATACAAGGACGCCTACAGCCATATCCGCGCAAAACTCTTCGGTGTCGCGTTAGTGCGGTCTGTCATTCCAAAGGGCGACAAGGTTACGCGCGCGGCGGTCATGGAGCCGGTGTTCGAGGCGGGCCGTGTTCGCATCCAGTCAGCTCCGTGGAATTCCGCATGGAAGTCGGAATTCCTCGGGTTCCCGAAGGGCAGGCACGACGATCAGGTTGATAGTTTGCAAATCGCCGCTGGCGACATACTGAGCGACCGCCGCCAAATGAAAGTCTCACTGTAGACGAGGAGGGCTGATGGGATCGCGAGAGAGCAGGGCACAGCGCACTATCGAGTGGTGGCGTAACCGGAATAAGCCTCACGGCAAATCTGAACTCGGCGCGACCACGGGCGGATGGGAAATGCTCGGGGGTAATCGCCGATGGAAGCGAGCTGATAGCGTATTTAATGATCTCGAATCTGCCGAGCTCGAACAGTACTACCGGCAGCTAGTCGTGTACGCGTGCGTGAAACGGATATGCATCGCGGCTCAGGAGGCACCGCTTAAAGTCGCGCGCCTGGTCGGCGATAAATGGGAGGACGATCCCGGCCACGAATTGAACAACCTCATCAATAAGCCGAACCCGTGGATGTCATACGCGGAATTTCAGTGGCACCTGCTGTCGCATCTGGAAATGACAGGCGTCACTTATCTCTGGAAGTGGCGCAACGAGGCGGGCTATATCGATGAAATGTGGCCGGTGCCATCCAGTTGGGTCGCGCCCGTTTTCGACGACGGCAAGTTGCTCGCGTACCGAATTTTTCAGGGCGCGAGTAAAGAGCGCAAACTCGTTCCCGTCGAAGACGTGGTGCGGCAGATACTGCCCGATCCGGCGAATCCGTGGGAGGGCCTCGGCCCGATGCAGGCCGCGCTCCGGGACGTGCAGACCGATGAGCAACGGCAGAATTATCTCATCGAGGTTCTCGTCAATAACAAACAGCCGGGGATGATTCTCTATCAGCCCGAGGATTGGTCGGATGAACAGAAACAGGACGTTCGCGCTGTCTTCATGGCGGGGCTGTCGAATGGCGGTCGGGGTAAGACAGTTTTCATGCAGGGCGAGGGAGCCAGGAGCGAGCAGGTCAAACCGGCGTCGGATCTGGACTGGCCCGGCCTGACCAACCTCTGCGAGACGCGGATATGTGCGGCATTCCAAGTGCCGCCGATCATCATCGGACTGCGCAGCGGTCTCGACGCGGCGACATATGCGAATTATGAGCTCGCTGAAAAAACGTTCTACCGTGGAACGATGCTGCCGACGTGGACGCTACTCGACAGCGGCCTGACAAAGGGTCTAATTCAGGACGAGGGTGACGACGCAAATAAGTTCTGCGTCTACCACGATCTCACAAACGTTCGCGCCCTACGCGAAGACGAGGATAAAATCGCCCTGCGCGCTGAACGCCTTTATCACGCTGGATTGATTACGAAAAACAAGGCCATCGAAATGATCGGGCTGGCTGGCATCGGCCCGGTCGGAGACGTGTACGTCATGCCGATGAATCTAGTCACTGACGGTATGAATGAGACGCCGCTGAAGGACGCTGGCGTAGGCGAGGACTTGAACCGGATTTAGACATGTCGAAAAATCGCCGCACGGCGCTTGCGCTGCAACGCGCAATTTTCGCCGACAAGCAATACCCGCGCCTCCGCCGCGCCGCTCGCGCATTGTTCGAGCGCCATGTTCGCGAGTTTGCGTCGCGCGTCGCCGACGGGCGAGGGCCGGAGATTCCGCAGGGTGATCAGGAGCGTTGGACGCGCGAGCTCGCCGCGACACTGCGGCCGCAAATTATTTCGATGGCCGAACACGGTTGGAACCTCGCCGCCGTCGAAGTCGGGGCGGTCGCGGGCAAGGCCGTGAAGGTCGGCGGCCGAGCCCGCGAGTTTCTGGCACGCGCGGACTTTTCCCGCATCAACCTGTGGATCAAACAAACCAGCGAGAGCGCCACGCTCACCACGTCGACGCGGCTCGAAAATATGTTCGCGCGCGCGGCTGCGAACGTGACCGGCGACGCCGATCATCCAGTGGGCGTCACGCCGCGTGAACTCTCGGATGAAATCCTGAAGTCGGGAATCGTGATCAGCGAATCGCGCGCGAAGATGCTCGCGCACACCGGCTCCATTTGGAGCTACAACGAGGGCGCGGTGCTGCGCTACGAGGACGCGGGTGTCGCTGTCGTCGAATGGCTGACTGCGGATGACGACATGCGTTGCCCCTTCTGTGCCGAGATGAACGGCAAGCGCATCGAGACGGGCGAACCGTTTTTTAGAAGCGGCGACACGTTCAGTTTTGAGGACCGGAAGATGAAGATTCCCACTGGCGCGCGCGGGTTTGACGTTCGCCATCCGCCTCTACATCCGAACTGCCGCTGCACGCTCGTTCCCGTGTTTGATGAGACCCTATAGTTTTCGATCAATTCTATAATAGACTATCTCTCATATTGGCGAGACGCTTGAATTACCAAACAAAACTGAGGGGGATTGCCATGAACAGAACGGAGCAGGAGTTTTTTTCTAAAGCGCCTTCCACGCCAGCGCCCGCGACCTACGAACGCGCCGCGCAAGGGGCGTCGAACGAACTTGAATGTCTGCGGGAGATCGCGCTCTACACTCGAAAGATATACAGCATGCTGACGACTCTCTTCGTGTACCTTCCGCTGATTGCACTCGCGGTCTGGTTTGTATTTCTCATCATTAACAGCAAACGGTAAGAGGCAGACGGCCCCGTTTTTTTCATGCACTCACGTATCTATCAGTTCGAACTGACACGGAGGCCGCATGAGCGTCGTCGCATCCCAACGTCCCATCGTCGACAAGAACGCGCGCCGCGTCCTCACGCCGTGCGATTGTAAGCTCACCACGGACAAGGCGCAGGGCAAGGCTGAGGCCGGGTCGGGCTGGGTCGAAGGCTACGCGTTCGTGTGGGATAACATCGATAAGCAGCGCGAGCTCATGGTTCGCGGTGCGTTCGCGCGCTCTATTCAACAGGTCGTTCCCGCTGGCAAAGTAAAGCTGATGGCCAAACATTTCAGCGAAGGCGCTGACGTGATGGAGAACATCGGCACCGTCACCGAGGCGCGCGAGGACGACTACGGCCTCTGGGTTCACGCGGAATTTTCCAGCGTGCAGGACGCGCAGGACATCCGCACAAAAGTCACCGAAGGACACATCAAATATTTGTCGGGCGGATTCCGCCCGATCCAATGGGAGTTCCGCGAGCCGGTCGATGAGAACGGTAATCCGAAACCCGCCATCCTCGCGCACCTCGAATGCGCGTTACTGGAAACCACCGTCACAAATCGACCGGTGAATGAACTGGCGGTGATTGTCGCCGCCAAGTCCGAAACGTCTCCGTCCGCTGGCCTCCAGAGCACCGACATGAGCGCCCCCGCTGGCACCGCGCAAGCGCCCGCCAGCACGCCGCCGCCGTCGCCCGTTCTGCCGCGAGTGCAACGCGAGATTGCCATCGCACGAGCATCACTGGAGTTGCTCGGCGAATAATCTCAACCCACTTCCGGGAGAAAAAATCAGAATGTCATTCCTGAATCTGAAGGCGCTCCGTGAGCGCATGCAGTCGAACATCACGGCGCAGGAGGCCGCAGCCGACAAGATCGCCAAGGCCGAGACGGCGAACGACGCCAAGGGCAAAGCCGAAGCCGAAAGCGAATACAACACGCTCAAGACCGAGTTCGCGACGTTCGCGACCAAGGTTTCCGAGGCCAAGAGCCATCAGCAGAGCATGAAGCTGCTGGGCGAGGTCGACGAGCTCGCCGCGCCGCAAGGCAAGTCGGAGCGCACGATTCCGGCCATGGCCAAGGACAGCGACAAGACTGAACTCGAACACGAGGCTATCTTCACCGACTACATCTGCGGAAAGAGCCTGGGCGACAACGAGTTCGCCGCGCTTTCGCCGTCCAGGGCGAACGCGAACCATCCCAGCGCCATCAGAGTTCCTCGCCGTCTGGCGCAGACGATGATTCTCGGTAAGGCCCTTCCGCTCACCAGCGGCCAGGCGTCTCCCGCGAATCTGTTCCAGTCGGACTTCCGCTCCGATATCCTGCAGTACCAGGCGCAGGGCGGTCAGCTGTTCGAGCGAGCGACGAAGATCCCGTCGAGCTCGGGCACCGTGCTCTGGCCGGCGCTGAAACAGCGCGCGCCCGGCGCTGAGGATGGCGTGGATGAGTTCGGCGAGACCGGCTCCGTGGCCGTGGCGTGGACTGCCGAGGGCGCCGAGAAGCCGGGCACCGAGCCCGAGTTCGAGCAGCGCAATCTGCCGTCGTTCGAACTTTGCGCGCGGACGGAAGTGAGCAAGACGCTACTGCGT